CTTCCTTCTAATCACATCAAGCTAGATGTGACTACGCCGCGGTTTCACCCGCGGCGCCTCCCACTTGTCAGCCCACCTCTGTTATAAGGTAAGGCCTCCAAGTAGACTGTTCTCCGCACGAGATAAAGGGTTGGGTCTTGTACCCTACCTCGAATCGCGGGTCAACACCGATTGGAATATCGGTGGATTCTTTCATCATAAACCAGTGCAACTCGGCGCTTAACCGATTGTGCTGCCATGGTTTAGTCACAGGCACTAAGCGGTGCCGGGGTAAGTCCCCCGTTACCAACGCTCCTGGATCCGACGGATCGATCCCGCCATGAAGGCGAGCAGGGACGTACCTGGACCACTTCTTGTGAAAGGCGGCTAGAGAATCTGAGGTAAAGAACCCCCAGCCTCTGCCGTCCCACTCAAGAACGTGATTAAGATGGAGTATCAAGTCCATCAATGAGAGAATCTCCCTCCTGATATAGAAGGGAGTGACGTCGAAGCCGTTATGGTAATGCTTCCCACAGCTCTCACGGAAAGGTCCACGCCAGAAGCTTTTCTTCATATTGACTGTAAAGCCAATGTAATCGAAGATACGCTTCAAACGTGGGACAATCCCAATAGGAGCTATGATATCATCACCATAGACGGAGATGGTCCCCCGAACACCAGATCGTCTGCAGACTATGCGAGTAATCGCATAGAATAACAGGCTTTCCAGTTCGAATGTGAATCCATTGCCCATAGAACTAAACATCTCCAACTCGTGGTAGATGTGTTTGTCCTTGGGTTCTGGCAAATTGAGATCCCGAAGCGGCCCCGAAGGGTCGGTCTTAAGGATCCGCACCACCTGATCCGACTGAGCAAGAAACTCAGCTGGAATCTTAGTGGTTTTCACACGGAGATCATCCAGTAGCGACCACCATTCAAACGGCAGCATGTCAAAAACAAGCTGTCTTGTAATGGAATCACTAGCACTGCTCAGGTCGATCGTTGCAAGTCCCTTTTGGACCGCACAACGAGCGAGCTCCTGGTTGCGAGTTTGGTCATTTAGATTTATGCCAAACTTCATCAACTGGTGGCGTATGTGGTTTCCCACAGCCCTTTGCAGTAGCATATTGACCTCAGGCTCTTTACAAGCCACCCGGTCGATATCTGACTTCTTCGGAACAGTAAAGAGCACGTTCTCTTCTCGCAGGGTACAAACCTGCTTGGATAGGCGCGTGCCAGAGGCAAACACCAACCAATGCTTTATAGCAGAGTTAGATAAGTGCACTTCACCCTGAAGCTTGAGTAAAGCGGCCTGTGAAGACCGCTTAACCCTAGTACTCGCACCGTTTGTGTGAAAAACCCCGGAGTCAAGAATGACTTCCGGGTAACAAACGGGGCCGAGTATGCGCGCAATTAAGGTTTTCACCTTCGAGCACAGTTGCTCATAGGTGAGCCAACCGAAGTTCGCATCTGCGAGTTGCAGACGCTGATTGGTTCGCGCGTTGTTGGCTTCAGACAACAGCCACTTGGTGACCGCTGCTGTGCGACGAATGTCCGCAGGAGTAGTTTTTGGGTCACAATACTTCGAAAGGAGTTCCTCACGAAGATAATGAGACTTAAAACCATCCGTTGGTAAAGCCTGCTGCAATTCACGAATGAATGCAGCTGACACACCCGCGGGTAAACGAGTCGAAAGCTTTTGCTTCGAGATCCGAGTTCGCATTAGTCCTCCTTTAGGATGAAGCTAACTTTGCTGTCTGTCACTACCAGGTCCCAATAACGCAAGACCCACATAAGCTGTTCAGACTCTTCTCTGAAAATCCAGTCGAGGATAGCAATCCTCGCCGGACTATCATTGAAGAAGCCTGGGCCCCACTCTTCCCAGTTAGGGAAAAAGTGGAGGTCCCAGAACCATGCTGATATGCAGATGTAGTTCTCTTCGCTTAGGGCTTCTGAGCAGTTAAGAGAGTCGTTAGCGACCCCCGTCATTTTATGCACGTGGTTCACTTTGGATTTTCTCCATTGCTAGAAGTTGAAGGTTAACCCCCTAAAGGGTTCTCCTTTTGAGACCAGATGAAGGGGAAGGGGTCTGGGATATCCCAGATCCAATCTCCCCCCCAGGGGAAAGCCTTGAGAAAGGTCTCTCCCGGTAGACGTCCTTCTTCCAACACCACATCAGGCATCGGAAGATTGTCCTCGGGCTCGTCTCCTGCTTTAAGGCAGTTGACGGGGTAAACGTCGGGATACAAAATGTACCCGATTCCGAGTAGGACCGACAGTACAGGCGTAGCTATTGCTGCGCCTATACCATACGTACCGAACCGGGCCATCACCAGATGGCTTCAGTTCCAGTCAACGTGCTGTTCACAACAGTCACGCTGGCCGCCATCGCGTTGGCAAACATGCCAACTGCGTTCTTCCTTTCCTGGAGCGTCGAGCTCTTCGAAAAGGTGAAGGTCGCGTCGCAAATCGCAACGCGAACCAATTTGGGTACGTCGACAGCGTTGATCGTCTCAGTGACGACCACCGGAACCTCGAGCTTGATACGAACCTTGCGGTTCGTACTCGACTCGCGCCAACTGATCGAGAACTTTTCGTCCTCGATCGACACATCGCCTTCATTCTTGAAGAAGGCGACAAGGTTGTCCTTCGAGAAACCGTTCGGATTGAACGTGTGACTCACGGGAGTAGATTCTCGGTCAGAGACCGAGAAGGATGTGGCTGCCGTCATGGCATGCCCTTTCTGATTGTTCGTCATCTTCCCTCAGACCTAAGGGTCGACAACTACAAGATTGCATTAGGCGGTTATTCGCCTAAAGCGAGACCTCAACCTACCACACGCTAGCTGCGCATGGCAACGATCAAGGCGAGTCCAGACGTAATCTTCCCAATATTCAACCGTACGTCTAAGTACGGAATCGGAATGGGAAAACTAGAGAGCTTGTAGCGATACATGCTCTTTGTCTGGAAATGAACCTTGGCACGCGTACCATTTGGGTTATTGTTATCTCCATAAGGGTAGTAGCTCGCATCAAAAGTGTTGCGAAGCCACAACGTCTTATAACCAGTTTTGAAATCAATTCCAACACTGGCTGTGAGGGACTCGAGAAAGTTCCCCACTGGGAGAAACCAATCGAAAACGAATGACAAGGGAGCAAGCTCCCAAGCAATCGACAAGGGGTTGACTAGACCCAATCGATTGAGATCATAAAAGAGCGGATTGGAGATCTTAAAAGATACACCCACTTCCACTCCTCGTTTGACCAACCCAGTAACTTTGCCTTCCTCCAGATACTGACTTCTCAATATTGGAAGTTGGAAATCTTTGTCCTCTAAGGCTACTTTTACCTTAAAGGCTTCAGATTCTGGCAAGCCGTCTGAGACGAGCTTACAGGCATTGTAAATATCATTCATCATGGGTTTCCATGCGAACTGATATTGAAGGTATGCGGTGGCGACGTTTTTCGGAATCTTTGCAGGTCCCGATTGCGTCCTTTCCCCGAAATAGCGTCTCACGACGCGTCGGGCTTCACCGACGTCACGATGTCGAATTGCTCGAAAGAGTTTTCCGACAGACGACAACGTTTCTCCAACAAATTGGATGGTCTCAGGCAATTCGCCTAAGGCTACTCCTAAGTTGAAGTCGTTGTTCTTGACGCGGTTGAGAACATAACTTTCGCACCTCGACACAAGTGCCGAGGGAACAGCAGGGCTATAAGGATAACTCTGCTGACAGCCATAGTAAAGGCCATTTTGCGCGAAAGGTTGTTCACTGCGGGCCGTCCCGGTAGCTATTGAACCAGCTCCCGAAATCGGACTATAGGTATAGTCAAACTGACCCATACCCGCAGATGCAAAGAAAGCATAGTACTTAGTACTATCCACATAAGAGCCGTTGCCCAAAGGCGTAGTCGACTCAGAAGCATCTCTGAACGTTCGGCGTTGCAACGTATTCGCCGTGTTATTTAGGCGAATGATTCCATTCTCCCACTTCAAGATTTGAGTGGATGATTGGAATTGCTGCGTTACGTCACGATCAGCCATGTTCTCTGCTTTCGCTAGTTTGCCAAGGTAGGTTCAGGAACCACGGTATGATAACCGTGATTAGAGAGGATAGAGTTCCCCTCAAGAGGGTCCCGTAAG